GTAAAAGGAAAAAAAGGAACCTATTACAACTTCACATTATCTGTAAATGATGATACAAATGCCTATGGGCAAAACGTTTCAGCATTTGATTCTCAAAGCAAGGAACAAAGAGAAGCAAAAGAACCAAAGAAATACATCGGAAACGGTTCTGTAATTTGGACGGATTCAAAATGTGTTGTTGCTGAAAGACAAGAAGAGGCACAACCACAACAAGCGATTCAATCAAATGATTTGCCATTTTAATTAAATAAAACAAGGGGTGTTAATAGCATCCCTTTTTTTACTTATGTGGATATACAAAGGCAAAGAAATTAAAAGTAGAACTGATTTACCATTAGAAGCAATTGGGTTCGTTTACAAGATACGAAATCTAAAAACAAACAAATTGTACATTGGTAAAAAGATACTCCTTAATAAACGTACTAAACCACCGTTAAAAGGATATAAAAGAAAGCGTATTCAATACGTTGAAAGTAATTGGTTAAAATATACTGGAAGCAACATACACACAAAAATTTGGGGTGTTAAAGATTGTTACCGAGAAATAATGTACATTTGCTACAATCGAACAATGATGACATATTACGAAACTATGTTACAGTTCAAAGAAAACGTTTTAGAAAGTGATAAATTCATAAACGATAATGTACTTGGAAAATTTTACAAAACAAAAATACAGAAATATATAGATGAAGAACGGAATAAATACAAAGGAGGATGATGAAGTAAAAAGAATGTTGATGCAGCAACTTGAAGAAGATGCGAGTATTGATGTTGAAGAGGTTATTAAATATCCGCCAGTTGCAATTAGTTGTGGTATTTATCAAGATAGGAATTTTGATGGTAGTTACACAGAGTATCCAGTTCCAATTGGCACAGATGGCAATTTCTCTTTTGTACAAGCATTCCCAAAGGTTGGTAAAAGTTTCTTTATGAGTTTACTTGTATCAGCTTACCAAAGTGGTTCAAATGGTTATACTGGTAAAATAAAAGGACATCGAAGAGGACGAAAAATAATTCACTTCGATACAGAGCAAGGAAAATTTCACGTTAGTAAATTGGCAAGAAGACCATTAGTAATGAATCAATTGCAGAATGATAAAGATTATCATATTTATGCAATGCGAGAGTTTGGTTGGAAAAGTAAAATTGATTTTATTGAACACATTTTATTTGATAAGTTTGAAAACGAAAAAATTGGTTTGGTCATTATTGATGGATGTGCAGATTTATGTTCTGATGTAAATAATATGGAACAAGCAAACAATGTTGCTGAAAAATTATTGCAATGGTCTGGAAAATTAAACTGTCATTTAACGACCATAATACACCAAAACTTTGGTAGCGACAAACCAAGCGGGAATTTAGGTTCAGCACTTGAGAAGAAAGCAGAAACACAAATTAAATTAGAAAAGAACAACGCAAATAAAGGTTGGATAACTGTTGAATGCAAACGAAGTAGAAACAGATCATTTGAAACTTTCAGCTTCCAAATAAATGGTAACGAATTACCAGAGTTTATAAAGAACGATTATACTTTTTAATAATTGTGTTATATTTACAAAATATGACCAACTGGAAAGAAAAAGATTTATTTGAATGGCTATCAAAAAACCATTACAAAACATTAGTAAATAGTAAGAATCCAATATCAAGATGGGATTGCTACGATATTGAAACGCAAAGTAGAATTGAACTAAAGTGCAGAAGAAAACATTACGATACATTAATACTGGAGAAATCAAAGTACGATGCAATTATAAAAGAATCAGATAAAAATTTTGATATTCCAATTTACATAAATAGTACACCAGAAGGAATCTATTTATTCAACCTAAATGACATTGAACAGAATTGGTTTACTAAATCACTTCCAGCCACAACAGAATTTAAAAAACGTTTTTGGGTAAAAAAAGAGATTACAGAACTAAACATAAACAAAGCAAAAAAACTAAAATAAGATGGAAACAATTAAACTATTAAACGGAGAAGAATTTAAAGTAAAAGATATACTAACTAAAATGGATGATGATTCATTCTACTATGGTTATCTTGGCAAACACGCTTTGAGCAGTTCAATGTGTAAAAGTCTACTTGATGGTCCACAAGCATACGCAAACAAACTAAAAGAACCGCCAAAGGCAAAAGAACCGCAACCATTCCGAGATGGTAGGTTGATACATCTTCTGGCTTTAGAACCGCACAGAATAGAAGAACTAACAATTATTGATAGCACAAAAGGAAGTAAGCTATATAAGTTGGCAGTTGAAGAGAAACCAGCACAATCGGTTTACACAAGAGCAGAACTAAACAGATGCCAAGAAATAGCTGAAGCAGTATTAGATAACGAAGAATATAAAGAACTTGTTGCAAATGCACAGTTTGAGATTCCAGCCATATCTAATTACAATGGTTTACCATTCAGAGGAAAAGCAGATATGTTACTTGCTGGTGTTGTATGTGATTTAAAAACAACAAGCGACATTGATAGTTTCCAAGAAGCTGCTTTGTTATATGGGTATGATTTACAAGCTGCATTGTATTTAGAACTGTTTGAATGTTTTGAGTTCAAGTATGCGGTTGTAGATAAAAAGACAAAAGAAGTTGGGTTTTTTCAATTTGATGATGACTTTATACAAAGTGGATACGCAAAGCTGGATTTAGCCACAGAGAATTATTACAAGTATTTAGAGAACAAAGAATTTTACGATTTAAACCTATAAATATGAATGACAAAGAACAATGTAATCAATTGCACAGAATAGCATACAGAAGCTGCCTTGATAATTACTTTACAACTAAAGATAGGAACGATATATACGAATACTGGTTGCAATTAGTTGAAGCAAAAAGAACTTGTGAAGCGTTAGGTGTTCAAAAGGCATTGGAATTTATTGAACTTTGGGAAAATATAGATGGCGAAGATTAAGAAGAAACTAAAACCATTTAAGAACTGCGACAATAAAGCACAATCATATTGCTTTAATAAGGGTTTTGTGATAACTTTAGAACCATCTGGTGCAAAGTATAAGGTAAAGTATCAAAGAGGGCATAGCAGTCAGTATTATATGCAAGGAAAAGAATTTGATTTGCAAGAAGCATATCAATCAATTTGGGATTTATACACTAAAATTTATAACTACGATAAACAAAAAGAAAATGAATCAACAACAAACAGTTAATTTTATAAATAAAAATTCTGGCACTAAACTAATTGAACACACAGACGAATTTAGTTCGTATGATGCATTTGATGATAATTATATTGTTGAGATAAAAAACAGAAGAGCAAACCACAAAGACCCATTTCTGGAGGTTAATAAAACTGTTATCAATATGAAGAAAGCAAAAGACCAGAATAAAGATTATCTTTATATCCAAGCAGATGGAACTGGTGTTTATGTATTCAATATAAGTAAACTTGATTTAAATGCAATACCAAAGAGATTCTATAACGTACCAGCAACAACTGACTTTAATAATAAGGAAAGAATAGATAAAGAATTTTGGGTTCTTAAAAAATCTTATGCAACAATAATAAATATATAATATGAGAGCAACACAAACACATTATGACAATGGCAAAGATTACGATGTAATTGATGTTATAAACGATTTTAATCTTAACTTCTCCAGAGGAAACATATTGAAGTATATATGTAGGGCTGGAAAAAAGAAAGATGAATTACAAGATTTATTAAAGGCAAAAGATTATCTTGAAAGAGAAATTGAAAGATTAAGGGAAGCAAATTAGCTTCTCTTTTTTTTTGCTTAAATAAAAATAAATGTAAATAAGTTTGGTGGTAAGTAAAAAAGGTGTATATTGCGGTATAATTAAAACAAACAAGATGGAAACAAAAAAAATTAAAAATTTAGAAATAGGGGATGTATTTTATTATGATATAAAAGATACGTGTAATTATGATTCAAAAGAATTAGATTATGAACAAAAAATTGACAATTTAGTTTATGGTACTGATATTATAGGAATTGTAGACGATATTGATAGTGATTTTATATATCTTAATTATTACGGAATGACTTGTTTTAAAAATGATAACATAGAAGTAAAGGTTATTTGTCATTATTCAGATATAATTAAATAAAAAGTAAACAAGATGAAAAATTTAAGTAGAGCAGCAAGAATAGGAAAGCAAACAGAAAAGATTTGTTTAGTATCATTAATTATTTTTGTAGGTTATTTCACTACAAGAACAATAGTAAGTTTAATTTTTAACATTTAAGATATGATAAATAAGATATTAAGAAAGGGTATTGAATTATTTTTTAATTTTATGATGATATTGTTGGGGATGTTTTTTGCATTCTGGTTAGCAGTTATGATAATAGTAATGTTTAGATAATGGAAGAAAGATTTGACAGAATACAGTATTTAATTGGTAGAACGAACAATGCCTATTTAAAAAACGAATTAAAACTATTAAAGT